TAAAGAACTGTCGGGGCATCAATTCTCTGTTATCTCAAGCCTTCTGGGCGAGTGCATGAAAGCCTCAGGGCTTGCGCAGGATGAGATTGAGGAAGCAGCGGGAAACTAGAGGGCCAGCCGTACAAGATGATCTTGTTTCGGCTGGCTCTCCGGCTAGGGAAAACCCCGAGCGAGTTTTTGCACTCGCTTAGGGATTCCCGCGAGCTTGGCGAGTTGATTGCGTTCTATGATATAGAGCCGCATAACCGCGATGCTGAGTTGATGTTTGGCGGCATTCTAGCGGGCATTTACAACTCATCCGGCAGGGCGAAAAAGGCATATAAGCCGACCGACTTTGCGCCGGAGCATAAACGCTCATTTGAGAGCGCGGCGAAAAAGCGCAAGCGTGTCGCGGATAAAATCCGGGCTATTTTTGGGAAGGGTAAATAATGGCGAAACCAGTAGCAGCAGCAAGCGTTGTCATCGACGCAAATGCTGTCAAATTTGTCAACGAGATGAAGCGCGCCGAGCGAAGCGCCCAGCGTTTTAGCTCGAAGACTTCTGGCAGTCTTTCTGCGTTAAGCGGAAAGATGAAGCTGCTTGGCGCGGTTGCGGTTGCTGCTGGTGCCGCCCTTGCTTTTCGCGGTGCGAAGGAGGGCATTGACCGACTTGACAAGCTGGCAAAGACTGCTGACAAGTTGGGCGTTGCGACAGAAGCTCTGGCGGGCATTCAATACGGCGCGGAGCTTGCTGGCGTAGGTCAAGAGACTCTGAACAAGGCGCTCGTCAGGCAGCAAAAAGCAATATCTGACGCGACTAATGGGCTGAAAACCTACACTCGCGCATTCGAGGCTATTGGCCTAAAGGCTGAAGACCTAAAAGACCTGTCTGTCGATGAGCAGTTTATTCAAATTGCCGGGGCGCTTGGTCGGGTTGAAAATCAGACTGTTAAGACTGCCGCTGCATATGATATTTTTGGCGGTCGCGCCACTGATTTGCTTGTGCTTTTCCAAGATAACGAGGAGGCGCTGCGGGCAAATGTTGAGGAGGCGAAAGCACTTGGCATTGCGATTAGTCGCGTTGATGCCGCAAAGGTTGAGGCAGCAAAAGACTCATTGACCCGCGTAGGGTTTGCAGTTGATGGCATTGTGAACAAGGCTCTCGTTGAGCTTGCTCCGTTCATTGTCACCGTTGCGGAGGAGCTTGTTGAAGTAGCTAAGGGCTTTGACAACGCTCAGTCTAGCATGAGCGCTGTAGTCGAGGGTACTATTGTCGGGTTTGGCCTTGTCAAAAACGCAATAACAGGTGCGAAAATTGCGCTGGCACTGATTGAATCAGCGGCATATAAGACTGGCGAAGCCATTTACAGAGGGCTTGCGTTTTTTGGCGCCGATGCTTTTGACGCTATTGCAGATGACATGGAGAGGCGCGCCGGTCAAGCACTTGACGTTGCCCGAAGGTCAGCCGAACAGGTCAGAACACTGGGGCAGTTGTTTGCTGATGCGGATGCGTTTACTCAGAGAGTCGCGGCAAATGCCGAGCGCCTTGCGGAAGAAGCGACTAAAAAAGCTGAAACGCCCACTGGGGAAACGCCGGGGACTGACCTTGCAAAGTTAAAAGCAGACCTTGACGCAGAGGCCCAAATCAGAATGGAAGCTGCCCGTGCTGCCGCTGAACAAGAAGCTGCCATCAAGCAAGAGATGGAAGCTCTCGCGCTGGAGGGCAAGCGCCTCTCCGATCAAGAGCTTATTGCGCTAGCAGAAGAAACAGCCCGCGCAAAAGTTATGGCTGAATTTGAGGCCGAACAAGCTGCGAAGGGCGAGCTAAACGTAGCCCTGACACCCGATCAGGAGGTTGCGCAACTCCGCGCAATCAATGATGCCAAGATAGCTGAGTATGAGCGACTCTCTAGTGCGCAGCGCAGTATTATCGACAAGACCCTAAAGGACAAAAGGAAGGAAGCAGATGTTACAAAAAACATCAACGATTCTATTCTTTCGGGCAGCAGGATGTTTTTTGCAAAAAACAAATCCTTAACTGTTGCGGCAAACGCATTCGCAAACAGGGAGCGCGTGAAGGAGGCATGGAACTCTACAATCGTGGGCATGAACAAGGCGCTAGAGTGGGGCTGGCCTATGGGGCCAATCTTTGCGGGCATTATTGGCGCAGCGGGCGCTGCTAACATTGCAAGCATGATTGGAGTTGGCACTGGTAGCGTGGGCGGTTCAATTAGAGATACGGCGAAATCAGCAATTGCCGATACGTCTACCCCGTTTGATGACCCGATCAATGCGGAAGAACAGCGCGATGAGAGCCGGGTGCAGATTATCATTCAAGGCGATGTGAACGGCTTTGACGATTTCGCCCAGTCTAAAATCATCCCCGCCATCCAAGCTGCTGTCAAAGACCAAGACGTTGTGCTGATTGATGCAGAATCTCGCAATGCTGCTGAGATTATTGACGCTGCCGAGAGGAATGTATAGTGGCAAAGCAAGTTAAATACACTGCCAGCCGGTCGATTGACAAGGACTCATCCCCCATTCACATGGCGGGTACGCAGTACACAATGACGATCACGCCAGCAGCTATCGACCGCACCAGCAGCGCCACGCGGATTGATGTAGAGAGCTTGCGCGGTGATGTGTTCTCAACCTATCGCAACATCAAGCAAAGCTGGTCAGTGCAGTTGACCCCGGTTACGGGTAGCACTGCCTCGCAGATGCGCGAGTTTCTTGATTCCGTTCTGGACGGCTCAACCTTTGAGCTTGATTTGGATGATGGAGATGGCTTTATTGAGGTGTATATGACAGACAAGTCATACACAGAAAAGAGAACTGTGCGCCGGGGCGATGGCGGCTCTGGCGATTATTTCACATTTGGTTTCAAATGTAGAGAGCGATAATGCGACAAGACCAATGGAACTCGTTTGCACAATATAACTGGTCGGAATCCCGCGAGCCGAAATTTGTTGCGATTGTAGACTTTCCTGATTATTCCATAGCCCTCACTACGCATGAGGGCATTTTAGGCGTACCTGTTGCTCAGAGGTATGTCGAGGGCGTGATTCAGTCTGTATCTTCAACCTCGCAGCGCGTTATGCCGCTTGAGGGGCGCTCTGAAATTGGCAGCTTGACCATCAAGACGCTGGACACCGTTGATGAGTTGCGGCCTGTCTATGATTTTCGCCCGGTCGAAAGCCCGCTGCTGACCTCCAGCGACTACTTTCAAACTTCTGGAGGCAATTACAGCGGCTCACGGCGCACCCGCATCACGGGCAAGGGCTACGTTAGGGACGCTGCGCAAGCGATGGCATTCTTTGGTGTCAACCCGATTCTGCGCTTGTACACTAACTCATCCGGCGATGTGCGTGTATATGAAGCGGGCACGGCAACTAACCACACAACCGGCATCACGCTCTCATCATATACGCTGAATAGATGGGCGCTTGAGTGGGATGGTGCAGGCAACTGGCTCGTTGACATCAACGGCACGACTGCCACTGGAACATATGATCCAGACCTTGCTTCAAATGGAAAGCTCTTTATTGGCGGCAACTCCAGCCGCCAGATTGATGGCTATATGTGGGATGTGCGCACATATGAGGCAGCGGATGTCGGTTTGCCGCTGCATCCTCGCGCCTTCTATCCGCTGAATGATAATACCGGGACAACCTTTCAAGACCGCATTGGCTCAGACGATGCCGCGCTGGTAAACTCGCCGCAGGTTGGCGTGTGGGTGGATGCCCAAGTTGGTGAGCAGTTTTCCAACTGGCTGCGCGGCGCGCTGGTTCCTAAAGGTAGCCCGCTAGACTCCGGGCATGATATACGCGAAAAGAAAATCCGCGTTTACATGGGCTTTACTGACTACTTTGAGGACTACGAGCAGATTGCGTCCACTTATGTCAGCGGCTTGGCATATAAGGCTGGCGTATACACGCTCTCTTGCCGCGATGTCACGCGGCAAATCCGCAAGACTGTATTCGACAAGAAAAAGACCAACCTTGCCTCCAACCTGACCGATGGCACTGAGTCGCCCTACAGTGCTGTCCATGTGCGCGATACTTCCGCATTCGAGGCCGTGTACCACACGCAAGCCTTCACAGAAGCGCCGGGCGAGACTGTTGGCTACCTCAAGATCGTGGACACGGGCGAGATTATACGCTGGACTTCCAAAAGCGAGTCGCCCGCAGAATTTGTGGTGACTGGTCGCGGCTTGTTTGGCACAACGGCGCAAGCTGTCACGGTGTCAGGCACAGACCCGGATGAATGGCCCGAGGTCGAAGAATTTATCTACTTAGAGATGCCAGCGCCTCAGTTGGCCTATGCTGTCCTGACGGGCTATTATTTGGGCGACACATCCTCGCCCCGCAAACAGCTTCCCGAGCATTGGAACGCGGGAGTGCCGCTTTCGTATATGTCCACAACCGAGTGGGAGGAAGTCGGTGAGGACTTATATGATGGCGACATCACCGGCCTCATCACGCGCTTTATTCACCTTAAAAAGACTGACGCTAAGAAGTTTGTCGAGCAGGAGATTCACAGGCTTTGCGGCACGTTTTCGCCTGTCAACTCAGACGGCACAATCGGGCTGCGCAAAATCAACGAGATTATTGCGGGTGGGGCGGCTGATGCCTACCTGACCAACGTGACAGTCTCCGAGCATAACGGGCTAAAGCATTCGCAGTCAGAGGTGGTCAATCAGATTCTTGTTCGCTGGAACTGGGATGGAGAAAACTTCACGCGCTCCGTCCTGTACCAAGATGCCGACTCCATCGCCAGAAACGGCGCAAGCGAGTTCAAAGAGTTGCAATTTAAGGGGCTTTATCCTGCGCGGCATACCGTGTCGCAAATTCGCACTCTTGTCACGCGGTACATGGATAGATTCCGCAACCCGCCACAGCGCATCACACTCGACCTGATGCCTTACCTTAATTTTTTGGAGGCCAATGATGTTGTCAACGTCAAGCTGCTGGAGATTGAGGACTATGACGGCTTCAGCGCGGGCAACACCACCTACCTTAATCGACCGTTTGAAATAGAACGCGCCAACATTGACTGGATGAATGGCAAGGTCAAGATCGACTGCTTTGGCTCGTCTGGAACGCGAGCAGATGACATACCTATCGGCACATCCGCAATCTTGCCCGATGCCTTCTACACTTCAAAAGGCACTGAATTTACGGCTGCGGGCTTGAGCGTTGACGGCTCCGGCAACCTGACGGCAGATGGCACTCTGACGGGTTATGAAAGCGGCTTGTCATTGTCGCATGATGCAAATCATGCAGACTCCATTTTCTACTATGATGGCGACTTTACCATTCCCGCCGGGCGCACACTGACCATCCATCATTCTGTGCAGTTGCGAATTAAGGGTACGCTGACGATCAACGGCAAGATTGACGGCGCTGGCAACGGGTGGGTTGGCGAGACAGACCCGAATGTAGTTGGCACGGCTTATAGCGGCGGCATTCCGACTTTTGACAGTGCAACGCGAGGCTATGTCGGCGGCATTCGCAGTATGGATGGAATGGTTCACAATTACTTGGCAACGTTCGACTTTGGCGGTGTTGAATATTTTCCAAGAGAGTACAGCAACCTAGAGGGTTATACCCGCGATGGGCTGCACTCATCCTTTCCAGAGATTGTTCTGGAAACTCCAGACACAACAACTTCACCAGTGTTTGATGATTTGCTTGGCATTCCCGCGACCTTGACGGGGGCGCGGGGCGTGTATGGAGCGCCTTTGCTGGAAAACAAAACCCGGCTATTCAACGTGGTTTTCCGTGAGGATGTGCGCAATGATTACTTGCCACGTTGCAAGGTGGACGGACTTGGCGGCGATGCTGGCGACAGCGGCGCGGGGCTGGCAATTATATCTCGCGGCGTTTCCTTTGGCCTGTCTGCTGAGATTGATTTAAGCGGCACGGATGGCTCACTTGGCGACAAGATTAATTGCAGCCAAAGTGCGTCAGATTCGCCTAATATATGGTTTACAGGCTACCCACAGTATGTGCCTATATCGGTGCGCGCTGGCTCTGGCTCCGGTGGCGGGCAAGGTTCTCTGTTCATTGCGATTGATGGCGGCGACCAATTATTCCCTGACCCAGAACCATATTTTACAGCCAATGCTGGAGATGTGCCCTATGATGGCCGTGGGCTGATAATAGACAACAGGGGTCTACTGCGCGCGACCGGCAACGTTTTCGTTCACGAAAGCCCGCGCCCCAACGCTCACGGGTATAATGCCGATATGCACAACCAGCAGCCTCTTGGCGCG